TTGACCATCTGGGCTGTTTTGTTCAAGGTTAATATCTTGTCCATAAATCAGTTTAAATTTATCAGCTAAACGATTATAAATCGTGCTAAATTCATCAATCAATAAACCATTTTCATTTATTGTCATATTTCAACTCCTAGTTTTAAGGCTTCACTAAAAATAGTATTTACAACTATTTCAATACTAGCACTTCTATTAGTTGATTTTACTATATCTATTGATACAACATTAACAATTCCTTCACTATTTAAGCAAACTCTTTCAACTTCATTTAGTATTGTTTCTTCATTATTTTTTTGCCCTAAAATTGTAAACCAATCTATGTTTTGATTTTGGTCGAGAAACCAATCGTTGCGGAAACTTAACAATCTTGTTTTACAATTAAGTAAAATCGCTTCATCTGAATCAGCGTAATTTGATACACCTCTTCCAAAGCTCCAGTCATCATTTTTTAATCTTCTAAATTTCATTGAGGCACTCCCGTATTTACACCGCCACCTAAATCATTACCATTGTTTTGTGGGTGTGTATGTGTTTTAAATGATACACCATCTATTGTAATATCTCCACCAGTTATTATAATATTTCCATTGACACTTAAATTTCCATTTATTACTACATTGCCAGTAATATTATAGTTACCTGTTTGTGTTCTGTTACCAGTATGAATATAATCCCCTTGTTGCTCCACATCCCCCATCATTTTAATAACAGTAGGAATATCTAACTCACCTTGCATATTCTTTAATCCAACCAAAGCAATACAATCTGAATAATCGTGTATTCTAGCTTCTAAAGGTGGTTTAAAATCGTTACCACTATACCACTCATCAAAACATCTTTCAACCACAAATAAAACTGCATAATCCCCAACAGCCAAAGGCATTTGAATAGATGAACTTCCACCTAAAAAGTTAATCACTGGTACTTCAATAAACACTGGTAAATCTACTGTTTTATCATTTACCAGCCTACTTATTACTGGTTTACAATCTATTGTCTTTTGGTTTATCTTTGTAATTTTAGCTATTAATGTTGTATGTGTATCAACCAAAGAACCTCTAATACTATTTAAGATTGTGCTTTCTAATGTTGGTTTAGAATTTTCGTTGTAATTCATTAGCAACCTTTTTTATTTTTATTATAGCTAAATTGGTGGTTTTAATTTGTTTTAAGGATATGTTTGTTAAAATTATTTTAAAGATTAAAGGACAAAAAGAATGAAATTTACATTGAGTATGACTTCATATAATTTAACAAAAGAACAATCTGTTAAATATGAAAAATATGGTTTTAAATTTAGAGAAAAAGAAAATAAATATTTTCCTAAAAATTGTATGGTATCTTGCTATATCCCAACTATTGAATTTAATACTATTGAAGATTTAGTTAATTTTTCAATAGATATAGATGAAGAGATTATTTTAAATGGAAATGATTTAGAAATTTATAATGATTATAGAGAATAGAGCCACTTTAACCAGTGGCTTTACTATCCTTGTTCGCTTTCTCATTTTCAGCCAAAAGTAATTTAGTTTCATTTAATCTAACACAGATAACTTCTTGACTCCAATCAGTACCGCCTGAATCCCCTCGATAAGTTATAGTCAAAACCTTATAAGTTCCGTTTAGATTTTCAGCGTAAATTGATTCTAACTTAACTTGACAACCTATTCTAATTGTTGGATTTAAAAGAGTGTTAAATGTTACTTCATATTTCTTTTTTATAGGTGTATTTAATAATCCCGTTGAAGCATTTACCAAAGGAATTATATCACTCACCACTTCATTTTGTTTTATAATATAAAGTTTACCCTCATCAATATAATAAGTTTCATCATCTTTTAAATTATTTTCAATTAGCTTTAAGCTATTTCCGACTAAAACTTTTGCACGATTTACAACTGGTCTATCTGATATTCTTGCTCTTGTAGTATTAGGCATATCCTTTAAAATTACATTTATTGCATCACCTTTTTTTACTGTTGTAGATGTGTAGCTACCTTGAGCATCTACTAATCCATCCATAGCTACTATGGTTGTGACTATATCGGCACCACTCTTTTCGCTAAATGATTCTAGAATAAAACCTTTAAAAAGTGTTTCTATTTTATTGTAACCAGCTTTTAATAAAAAAGGCATTTTGGTAGTAGCGTCCGTATCTTCTTTAATGAGCTTTTTTCTTTTATCTTTAGACAAGTTATAAATTCTTACTCTACAACTATTCAAGCCTGCGTCCACGCTCTTTACAGAATCAAACTGAATACGAATAGGGGGTCTTACAATAATAGCTTCACCAGTATTTGTTTTAATAATGAGCTCATAATCTCTCATAAATCTATCATTATTCACTGTAAACCTTTATCTAATTTTAATCTTATTATACTATAATTACTGTGTTATTTGTTTAGTTGGTGGATACAATCCCTCAGCTATCCATCAACTAAATTAATAAGCTGAGGGGCTTCAAATGTTAGAAAATAATCAAAAAGAAATTATATTGTTAAAAGATTTAGGAATATTGTATCTTTCAAATACATCAAAACATAAAGCTAGATTTGGGTTATATAAATGCTATTGCGGTAAAGAATTTAAAACACAAACACAATATATAAAATCTGGGCATACTCAAAGTTGTGGTTGTTTACAAAAACAAATAACTGCAAATAAAAATATTTTAAATGCTACTCATAAGCAAACAAAACATAGACTGTATAATATTTGGAATATGATGATTCAAAGATGCAACAATCCAAAACATGAAGCATATAAAAATTATGGACAGCGTGGGATAATAGTTTGTGACGAGTGGAATGATGTAGAAAATTTTATTAGAGATATGAATGATGATTTTATTGAGGGTTTAACACTTGATAGAGAAAACAATAGTCTAGGCTATAATAAATCTAACTGTAGATGGGTAAATAGAAACATTCAATCTAGAAATACTAGAAAGCTAATATCTACGAATACAAGTGGATATCGTGGCGTTAGTTTGGATAAAAAATGCAATAAATGGAGAACTTCAATAGGTATAAATAATAAATCAATTTATATAGGATTATTTAATACAGCCTTGGAATCAGCTTTAGCCTATGATAAATATGTAATTGATAATAATTTAGAACACACTAAGAATTTCTCTTAGTGTTAGGGTACTGAATATCCTCTAATTGATTCTAATTCTTGTCTTTCAATTAGTATTAGGTCAAAAATATTTTCTGTAAAACTATCTATTGAGAAAGGGTCTAACTCAAGTTCTTTGTCATCAATAATAAAATCAAATGGAAACCCCAATCCAGTACATAATAAAACGCCCGAAACTAATCTAATTCCGTTAATTGTTTTACCTTTAAAACTTACATTTGCAAACCAGCAATTCTCAATAAATTTCATTTCTAAAGTTATATAATCATCTTCAAAAGGGATTAAATTTGATTGATGTATATCTTCGGTTAATAGTAGTTTTTTCATTAAAGTATTACTCCTAGTAATGATTCTGTTTCTGTTTTTGGTACATCTTTAGTATCAGTAACCCCATTATCTTTTTTAGTAGATACTTTATTTTTAATTGTTGGTTTTGCACTTGGTTTATCAAAGTAAACATCAGCTTTAGCATAAGCAATTTCAGCAAATCTTATTTCTTTTGCAGTTAAAGAATAACTTAATTTTTGATTAGTAATATTGTCTTTTGAAATTGATAAAGAAGTTATCAGCATATTTTCATAATTTCTAAAAGGCATTTCAATAGTAACTAATGATTTAGTTTCAAATATTTGCTCCACCATATCAAAAAAAATATCTTGTGTTGTTCTTCCTTTAAAAGTTGATTTTCCTTGCTTTCTAACCTTTTGAAAAGATGGAGTAAATGTATTAAATAAATTAACAGCTTGTCTTATTTTATTATCAATTTTAGCTATCTTTTGTTGTTGTTGAGCAGTGAAAGGATTACCAATTACAGCAAATATTGAAGCTATTTTTACATAAGAATCAGGAGCAGAAGTGTCAAAGTCAGGGTCAAACTCTTTTTTTATTTTAATATCTGCAACTTCACCAACAATTGATAAAGTAATAGGGTCATTTATAATATGGTCGTTAATGGCACTTCCATCTTCTACATAATTTTCGGGAGCTAACATAGTGAAAGAAATATCAGTTTTTAACTGCACATCCAAAAGAAAACCATTTATCCCTATCGTTTGGTTTTCATCTTTTTTTTTATAAGCCATTAATAGCCCCCTTTGTTCATAGTTGAATTAGTATCTTTTAAATAATCTGTTAAAGTATTTTTAACATTTATTCCAGCATTCATTGGGTCGTTTGTTTTAACTTCCATATTAATATTATTGTTTACTACGCTTGAAGCATTTTTATTT